GAAGTCGGACTCAGTCTTTTGTGGCTCGTCCATTAACTTCTTTGTGGCTGTTGTTTTCTTTGTTGCCATCATTAACTCCTAGTTATAGTTGTTGATGTCCTGCCTTGAACATTAACGCAGGTTACCAGTCTCAGGCTTTCGCCACACCAACAAGAATGAGGACTGCTACCTGTTGTTCACAGAGCAGGAACCTGCATCTCTCACAACCCTCATACTTGTTGTCAGGCACTTGTGCGCCTGCTCCTTATCCCAACTCTCTCCACAGTCTGTACACCTGTAGATCACACCCTCTGTTACTTTAGTTACCCCCCGATCTAAATGTCTGCCGAGGAAGGTCCTGATTTTCTCTACGGGCATACAATTCTCTGTAAGTAATTATAGCTACATTCCATAACCCGATGCCAACTAGCATTCCAAACACAAATATCCAGACTTCAGTCATAGTCATATCCAGTTACCAAGCAAAGGATAAAGTCAATTATCAGCAATATTGCCATGATGGGTAGTACAGTCATTGCAAGATTGAATAAGAGGTCACGCATCAAGTGTCTCCTTGAGGTCGTCTATTGACGTTTGGTTGGCTACCCAGTAAAGGATAGGCATCTGAGCATTTGGCATATAGAATTTTACCACGACTGAGTCACCAATGAGCAAATTTTGAAAGCCTTTTGCGCCTTCCTCAGTCTCAAATACCCCGCCAATCATTGCTATTTCCTTCATTTGATTTCCTTCTTTTGACAAACATAATTTGGGTTTGCTTGCATATAACCAATCCCTTTGGACGCATTAATTGGTTGCCAAACGTAATAGAACCCTTTTTAAACCAATACCCCTCCTTGCTCCTCACAGCTTGGACCACATCCTGATAAGAGCAGGCAAAGGGCTAATATTCTCATTCGCTTTTTTCCAATTGTTTATTAATCCACTCATCCAACTTCTCGTGCAACCATTCAATATTACGCTCACCAACTGATTTGCCGTTATTCGTTATTCTAGGATCAGTCAAAATATCTTTGATGATATCTCCTGAAGTGAACGTGATAGTGGTTCCATCATGCATCGTGTTTACACTTAAGCCGACTCCTTTATGAGAAACGCCAAATCCAGACATTAAAACTTCATTCATTCGTTTTTCTCCTTTAATTTAGCTTGGATGGCCTCCAATGTTGATGCGGCAATGCGATAAAACCCAATGGGCGTATATGGATACCACTGCAACACCCAGACGCTATCTTCCGCTACAGCCTTGTGCCATTCTTCTGGTGAAACAAAAAAGTCGGCTTCATAAAATTCTTCAACAGTTTCGTAAACATCACGGTGTTCGTTGTGACTCAGATATAAACCACATTTGTGTTCTGGTAACCAGTTCATGTGTTCTTTTCCTTTAATTTAGCTTCTATTGCTCTAGAAAAAGCATGTACATCTCTAAAATCAACATCAGAGGCAAATAATGCGTCAATTTCCTCATTTGTTAACCCTACCCATTCTTGAGGGTGAGTATAGAGAGGCACTCCAGCAGACCCGTCTGTGACTTCTCGCCAAATGCCATCGTTAAACTTTGCAAACTTTCCCACGGGTTCTTGGCTTTCATCTTTCAATTGTTCTTGTGTTTTCATTCTTGTTTCCTTTTTCTTTTATCAATATAACCGCACCAACATTTTTGGTTGGGCATGAGAATCTTTGGTTGAGCTTTTGGTAAACGAACGGTACATTCAGGGCATGGCATACCTAAAAGTTGTTTTCGTTCTTTTTTGTAGGCATCATAGTCTCGCCACAATTCAGCCATATCACCCATATCTCACTCCTTAATTCCGTGAGCAGATTCAATTGCTCTGGCAATTCGCATTGATGTTGAACCGTCTCGTCTGATTGCACTTCCATGTGATGCCTCTCGAACAATGTCTGCAATCCGCTCATCCGTCAGAGGCTTGCGGTATTGTGGTTTAATATAAAGAAGGGTTCCTTCTGGTGGAGGTTCGCCAAACCATCCGTGTATCAATGAGCCATCCCAACTCATTACACTACCTACGGGTTCGCCCCGCTCTTGCTCTTGCTTTGGAAACGCTCGTGCACCACCTCCACAAATTGGACAATCAATTTCTTGCCATCCAAGTCTTGCTAACTGCTCACCCTGCTCTTGGTTTGGTTGTGGTGCTTCAACCATATGTTTTATCCAATCACCTTCATACCATTCATCTTGCCCATTGATTCGCAACTTAATGTCTGTCATGTGTGCATGATTAGCGCGTTCAATTAAGCGTTGAATTGTTTTAATTTGTAAATGATTGATACTTTTATCATCAATCAACCATGCTACAGGTTTACCTTGCTCTTGTTTTATTGCTTCTTTAGTCATACAGCTTTCACTACTTTTTGGTTGTTCTTGAATAACTTTGTAATGCGCTACTAAGCATCCTTCAATACCATCAGGACAAGGTATCCTTTCTGCTTTTTTACCACCTACTATATTATTCCAATTCATTACTTCTTTAGTCATTTCCTCCCCCTAAATCCTGGACATCTCTGCAACATAAACACAAACTGCCTAGGCACATGGTCTTTAGGGTTTGTACTTACCTGAGCCTTGATAGCGTTGGAACATTGCCAACCACTACTTGACTTTTCTATGTGGCTACATTCAACGCACATAATCATGTCCAGTTCCTCTCGATCCCGTTTAAGCAGGGTATCTATCAACTCATCACAGTTACGCAGTTTGGCGAAGATCTGGTGCCTTTTGGATGCCCTCTCGATCTCCTCCTCAGTCATCGCATCTATTGCCAGTTCATTTGCGACCATTTTCTTCCTCATCGTATATGTCTCCCAGTACGTAGATTATGAGTCCACATACCAGGAGGAAAATTACACCAACTATGCCAAAGCACAGCATTGATACTAAAGTGTTAAGCATTACGTCTCATGTAAAGAATAATCTCAACCACGTCTTTGAAGTTGTTGCCAGTCATCTCGTTGATGGATTCAACTGCGGCCCTGAGTCCCTGTTGATAGCCATCCTTCCACTGCTCAAGTGGATCTAGTTGGCGCTCAATCTTTGCTATCTCTGCTTTGATTTCATCTTGTGTCATTTGGATCTCCTGATGCCCCCGAAGGGGCTTTGGTTTAACGGCTTGTTACTTTGACTGTGTATACAGCGATAGGAGCTTTTTTGTAGTTAGCTAAAATTTCTTCTGTGATACCGAAGTCTGCGTAAAGCTTTTTAGTGTCTGTGTCGCAACGGTTTGTGCCAGTGCAAACTGCTTTGAACAATGTGCCCTCTACATCGAGGCGTTGAATGCCTTTGTCGTTGAATTCAACCAAAGATGTTTGATCCTTGAGTTGTGATTTGATTGCGTCAGCCTTAGCTGTTAGTTCTGCAATACGTGCAAGTAATTCGCCGAGTGTGTCTACTGAAGAGAGAGGGATGTTTGCGTTTGTCATTTCGTTTTCCTTTTAAAGTTAAGTATCGGTAACCGATATGCGTATCTTAACTTAAAGTTAATGGATAAACCATCCCAACACAAAATATTTATTATCGAAAACCCTAATTTCTTAAGAAAACAGACATTAAATTGGCAATCGTGTTGTTCAAAGCCAACAATTCATCCATCTTCATGACCTTCCACATATGTTGTCTGCCGTGGATACCGTTGTGGCTACCCTGGTGGCAGTCCTTGCACAGAGGGATGCATGTATAGGTTTGACCTTGCTTGATGTGGTGGGCATCGCTTGGCCCCGCTTGGTCACACACTACGCAGGGAAGAGTCTTAATCATTCCCAGGTACTCACGTTCAGCCTTGGTTAGCTTGCTGTTCATAGGGTGGCTTTGTCTATGTTGCGATTAGAAGCCTCCTGTGATCTCCATACGGCGATTCTTTCCTGCGCCGCTATCATCATCCACCTTAACCGCTCTTCGTTCTCTACAGCCTCTTTAAGCGCCTGCAAATGGGCTATATATTGAGTGTGGCTGTACGCCTCCCTCTCTTGCGTCACGGCTGTCTTATGACCAAAACTCTCTGCCTCAATCATCAGTTGAGCCTTCAAGGTCTTTCGGTACTCTTCCATGTAGATGCGCTCTGATTTGGCTTTAGCGTAGGGCTTGCTCTGATCAATCAGGAAGTCAACTGCTTCTTGTGGGTCAATTTGTTTTGGCTTTTTCATTCATTTCCTTCGGTTGTTAATTCTTCAGTTCTATGGTGAGTGCAGGCTTTACCGCAGTACTCACTCCAATTCTTTTGTGTTGTAACCTTCGATCCGCATCTGGTTATGTAGTGAAAGTTGTTATCATAAAAACGATATACCTTACATCCATCAAATTCTTGGATTATTTGTGGTTTATGCCATTCAGCAAGTTGCTGTTCCGATGGTGCTAATAAATTAACAAGACCAATGGCACCAACAATAAATGCAACAATCACACCCAATCCAATAATCAGATGTTCATTCCTCTCGAAAAATGTTGGGGGTTTATAGGGTGGGTTTGTGTATTCATGGAATTTAACGTGAGGATAAATATTCCTTACATCAACAAATCCACTTGCATATTTTTCTTTATTCATCAAAATAATCCTCGTAAAACGCCCAACACACTAACCATTCCAAACAATATTTATTTGCAAGTTGGTTTCTCATATTTCCGTAATACTGTGCCATATGCAAACACAAATTCTTTGATGGTGGATTTTTCATTTATTGTTTTCTTAAATCAAATTTAAATTAACAATTACTGGCTTTTGTAAATATCTATTCATTTCTAAATATCGCATAAACCATTGTCTTTTACGTTGCACTCTTTTATCTATATCCTTAACTTTCCATAAAGAAAAATTTAAAATATATGCAATTTCTTTATAGTCAATTCCTCTTTCTCTACAATTTTCAACTATTAATTCTGTTTCACTAAATGTTTGTTGAGATTTTTTTTGAATTTTTTTATAATTTAAATTTAAATGTTCATGTTTTAATTTAAATTCTTGCCATTCACTTTTTTTTATAGTCATCTTAATCTCCTATACACCAGTCCCTCAGCCATCAGGCTTGGACACTTCATGTGATCCATTGCGCCTGGTCTTCCAGTAAACGCTTTAAGCTCTTTCCCGTCATACGTACCGACAAACCTATCAACTCGATCAACCTTAGCTACACAGCGCTTGGCTAACCCCATTGATAAATACTTCTCCTCACCCTTTGGCGTGATGGTCAGCAAAGGGAAAAAACTGTGTCCATTGGTTCTAATTACAAACCCGTCAGAGATCAGCGGAGTGACAATAAACTCTTCTAATCTGAGTATTGATTCGCTATAGTTGATTTCTTTTCTAAGCTCCTGGGACGAAATGCTGGATTTTCTTATGCGCTCAAGTGCTTGGTGAATCTTGCTACCCGCCGTGTACTTACTGATCATCTTGTTCTATCTCCACAATTATTTTTCCTGGTTTGTCTCCGTACTCCCAGTTCAGTTCTATGGGCTTAAAGAAACGATCATTAACTTGTAACGCATCAGCTAATCCATCAAGTAATGATTTACTTGCGGCTAAGCAATTATCAATATCTCTCAATCTTTTGTCTGGCATTACATACATTAACTTGATCTTAATGTTACCACCATTCCAAGTCCAATTTCTTTTTTCCTGCTTGGTTAAATAAAATCCTGTATCTCGGCATTCGCCCTTCAGCTTGTAAAGCTTAGCCCATGCGTGACCATGCATTCTGTTGGGGAACAGTTCTTTTGGTGGAAAGGGTAGTTCAACTCTCATTTTCAACCATCTGTATTCTTTTGCCGATCCAAGCCATGACGGGTACAGCCATTGAATTGCCAAGCGCTTTATATCTTGGACCATCGGGCGTGTCTTTTCCTTTTGGCTTGATGTCGGTGTAATTATCAGGGAATCCTTGCAGTCTCTCGCATTCAACTGGGGTCAGCCTACGTACTGCCATGTTATTTAGGACTGCGGCGCTTTGGCTACAAGTTAATCCATGATTGACATCAAGTGTATTCATCTCATCTGGTCTTGCATTTGAATTAAATGCCTGAACAATACCTAGTCCACCTTGATTCTTACTTGGATCAGGCACTGTAGTATCTAAAGTTTTGGACAATTCAACCTGCCTGCATCCGCTATCTGGATTTTTAGACTTCATGCTATTGCTTGCAAGACTGTCAAAAGAATATGCAACGCCATGTTGATCTGTGCTATTCAAAGTGAATGATATGTCTTCATTAATTCCCAAACCATTTGAATTCTGTGAAGTATTTCCAGATCCTTGAATTGAGTAAGAAACCATAGGACTATTTCCACCACCAGTTCCCATGAATGCTTGAAGAGTATTGCTCACTCCATCGTATAACCTAACGCCATCTCTACGGCTATTCTCAAATGCAATCATGTTGAAGCCGTCTGCTCTGCTGTAATCGTTGGCTGTTGTTTGGAGGCAGTTAGCAAGGCTTGGTACAAATTCTCTGGTAGTTTCTTGCCTCTGCTTTCTGCTCGGCGGAGGATTCCCGCGCAAGCTTTCTGGCTCAAAAAGAACCTTTGCGGCAGACTCCCAGTCTCCAAGACATCCGACAACAAACACACGGCGGCGTCTTTGTGCCACTCCGAAGTACTGAGCGTCAAGGACTCGGTAGGCCCACCCATACCCGAGTTCTGCCACCGCCCCAAGGAAGGAACCAAAGTCCCGTCCTCCCGCCGAACTGAGGACACCTGGGACGTTTTCCCAGACAAACCATTTGGGCTTAAATTTATCAAGAAGTCCACAATAGGTGAGCATGAGGTTTCCTCTTGGATCTTCAAGTCCTTTTCTGAGTCCTGCGACACTGAAGGACTGACACGGGGTTCCTCCGACCAAAAGCTCAATTGTTCCAAGATTCCACTCCTTGTATTTAGTCATGTCACCAAAATTAGTGACGGTTGGATAATGATGTTTTAAAACTTCTGATGGGAATTTTTCAATCTCACTGAATCCTGCCGCCTCCCAACCCAGCGAATGCCAAGCAACTGTCGCCGCCTCAATACCACTACATACACTTAAATATTTCAATTACAACTCCGATGGATTAACTTTAAGTTAAGGATACCACATCAAAATGCTGTCCTAAATCTAATTGGTTCTTTACCCTGCTCCTCAACGTACTGCTGAGAGTCTTTGTGGTACCAGAGGTTAAACGTCGGCTCATCCTCCCCGTTCCTTTGCTTGCGACATAGGATCATGGCGTCAGGGTCAGACTGTGCGGCGCTGAGTATCCCCTTAGACTTCAGATCGTCCTCTTTCTTTTTATTGCGCCATACGAGCATGATGTTGT